TCACTTTGCGGGTATAACGCCCCCAGTGCCTTTTCTACAGCGTACTTTGTCACCATTTTTTTATGTACTCTTACGCTGCCTTTCAGAATATCCCGCTTTACTTTCAGCGGGTATGAATAATCGTACCAGTCAACGTGCATATCATAAGCAAGAATATCAATCAAATCTTCCGGCAGTTCATCTATGCGGGAATATATCAGTACGTTTTCTATTTCCCCGCTGACTGTCAATGCTTTTTCTGTCACCGCTGCTGCAATCGCCCGCATTTTGGGGTCATGCTTCAACGCCCCCGGTAGATAGTCCGCAAAATTTACGGTATATATATCCTGTCCGGCTTTTCTTATCCCTTTCGGATTAGGCATTTTCAATCCCTCCATTCAGTACTGTCATGCTGTCCCGCACAATCCTTGCAACGTGCGTTTCCTCTACCACCTGAAATGTCGGCTTTCTTACCTCAACCCGCTTCACGCCTGCTGCCATAATTAGCTGCGTCAGATATGAAGGGTTTATGTCCCTTCCCATTTTCCCGGTCTGCCATTTTATGTATTCTTCCACCGCTGCCCTTGCTTCCCTGTCTGTAATGCTTGTGCTTGCCTGACTGTTTCGGTTTATGTAATATGTCAGGTCTATTTCAAACGGGTCTTCCTCCGGCATTGATACTGTGACAATATCGGTCAGTGGGCGCACGTCAGAAGCGTTCAACGCCGCTTCTACTTCCTCCAGAAACGCCTGTGTCGGCTGCTCCCCTCCCTGTAGCAATATCCTTATATCAACTTCCCCGGCTTCCGGGCTTGTTGCTGCAACGTCGGCAATGGCTGTGCTGACTGATTTTGTATGATATATATAGCCGTTTATCGGACCCGCCGTTGAAAAGCTCTCCATGCTCTCCCGCATACGCTCATAGTATGAAGCGTCGTCTTCTTCCTCTGCGCCGCCCGCCGTCTTTGTCACATTCTCTACTTTTAGAAAATAGTCATAAATATCAACTATTTCTTTCACCTGCCCCGTCGCAAGCTCATTTCCTACCAGCCCCGCCGTCTGACATTTTCCGTTTACTTCCCCGTATGTTTCCCCGGCTTTTTTCTCCAGCACTTCTTCTGTTTCAAACGTGATTTCCCCGTCAAATGTTATCCGGGTCCCTTTCGGTATAATGACACTTTGATTTTGTGCCGCCGATATGTAGAAGCGGAACTTTGCAACCGCAGTCGTGGCGGGCAGGCGTTCAATATCCTTGAAAAGTTCTGCAAGGCTGTCCAGATACTCCCCTTTTGCATAGCGGGGTACATTCTTCTTTGCTGTTTCATTTATCAGGACCCTTTGTTGTACGATAATAGCGGCGCACCATGCAATAAAAAGACGCTCCGGGGAACCGGGATAAACTTTGTAATTTTCCCGTTTTCCCATCTTCCGCAGCTCTTTATTTACCATCTCTTCATAAAGCGCAATCATATTGCTTTCTATTACTTCAACGTCCGTTTCGACAAATTCAATGTCCGGGTATTCTCTATTCATCATCATTTTCAGCCTGTACCCCCTGTATCTCAATTATTGGTATCAGCTTCCCCGTGAAAGCATTTTCTTCAAAAGTTATGTCCCCCAGAATTGCCCGTGGCTCATGCTGTTCAATCTGGTCGTATAGCTGCCCTACCATGATGCTTTTTACTACGGGCAATGGCCTCCCTATCAGCCCTGCCGGAAGCCCTAATTCCCGCAACAGAGGGCAGGTATTTTCCCACGTCCCTATAATTATTGCCACATTCTGCAACACTTCCTGATATGCATTTTCTGGGGCAAGGTCTATTTCTTTGAGTAATTCCCCGTCACCTCTGATAATTTCCATACTTCACCACCCTTCTTCTGCTGTGGGAGTTCTACTAATTCCTTTACCCCGCCGCCCTTCCTTGGGTATTCTTTCAGCGTCACTTTTACTTTCGCCGCCAGCAGGTTCCCTTTATTGTCGAACCGCTGGAAATCAACTGTCCCTTTCTGCATTACCCACTTGTAACTGCCATATACCTTGCCGCCTATTACAAGCCGTCCCACATATCCTTTACGCACCATCTTCCGCAGCTTCTTTATCTCCTTTAGCGGGTTCACCCCTAAAAAAACAGAAAGCACCATAGAAAATGATATAGTTTCAATGCCGGGTCCCATGTATTCTAATAGGTCAGCTTTTATGTGCCTGTCATGTGTCGCATAATCGGCGGAAAAGTCCCAGCTCATGCCGTCAAAAGTTTTTACCGTATTTGCCTACACACTGAAAACAAGCTCCCCGAAACTTCCGATTTTTGCCATTACATCACCTTCCCTACAATGTACCCTTCCCCGTCGCCGTCAGGAATCATCAGGCACAAAACAAGGTCCCCAACCTGCGGGACCCACTCTGTTATATATGCTTCGTGGAAATGCCCCGCTTCCGTTTTTGTCTTATTCCCCGTTTTTTCCTTCTCTCCGGGTACAACTATTCTGTGTCTGACTAATATGTGAAGCTCCCCGGACACAATGCCGCCTTTATCCCCGAACTTCACCCGCGCTTTCATGGTTCCGGCGTTCACGCTCTGCACGGTTCCTTTCCGTATCATGTTTTTTATTTCGTTCGTGTCTGCCATCAATACCCCTCCAGCACCTGCTTCAAAGAAAGGCCTACCGTGTAGCCCCCTGTCAAGCTGTGCTTCGCCTGCGTTACCTTGTATTTTCTATCGAACTTCTGAAAGCCCTTTAGCTTTACAGTCATTCCCGCCACAAGTGACACGTAGCCCACTACTTTCAGGCTTGCCGTGAACTCCTGTGTATTCTTTTCCCGCAGGCGTTTTTTTGCCAGCGTCTTCGCTTCCTCCGTATTCCTGACTTTCTCGTTTATTTCCAGAACCTGCCCTGTCCCCGTGCTGCTGTCCGGCGTGTATGTATATTCAATGGTTTCTTTGCTGTCCGGGTCTGTATAAGAAACATGACAACTTGTGTACGCCGTATCTGTCAGGCTTGTTCCCAGTTTGTAGGATATAATATTTTTATCCCCGTATTTGAAAGTCTTTGCTGCGGGTTTTGCGTCATACTCCGCAGCGTCATATATTACGATTTTCAGCGTCGTTACTTTCAACGCCATTCCTGCGGCGTGGCATAGCTCCTGCAAAAATTTAATGTCCGACGTTTGTATTTGTTCCTTTCTCTTGAACGTCGGATTGTCGCTGGCTTCATACATCAGGGAAAGCCCGCTTTCTCCTGCTATCTGTTCCCCTATTGCTTTCAGCGTGATATTTTCCCACGCCCTTGACTTTTTCGCCATCCGCATTGTAGAAGTATACGGAATAGACGTGCTTTTCACGGTTACTTTTGTAGGCGGTCCCGATACGTCTATCCCGTCTATCTCAAATGTGCCGATATTCAAAGTTGCGTCTTTCCCGTTGTCGTCCCAGTTCTTCTGGACAAGAACCGCTGTTACAAGTTTCGGTTTTGCCCCCTGCTGCACTTCCTCCACGGTTTCAACTGCCGTACTCTTTGCCGTGCCGCCTGTCGTTATCCTGAATACCTGCCCCGGATAAATCAAATTCGGATTCGGTATATTGTTTTCTGCTGCAATCTGCGGGTATTTTGTCCCGCTCCCTAAATACTGTGAAGCAATCGCCCATAATGTGTCGCCCCGCTTCACAACGTAATTTATCACTTCTTCTTTCTGAACTTCCTTTGCAACCTGCTTTGTCGTTTTTATGATTGTCGGCTTCACTTCCAGCCATTCCCCCATCAGGTTCCTTTCCCGGTCTTCGTACGCAATTTGAAAATCATCCGTGCTGCCGTCTTCATTGTCTGTATAGCTTGCGCTCACTAAATGCAATGCTATATTTTCCGGCACGTCAACATTCTCAAATTTCAGCTTTAAAACGACACGCCGGGCAAGCCTTTTGTCGCTCATATCAAAATCCCCCTTTTCCATGGCGGCAGCTCCATATTTTCTTTGTCTTCTACCTCCGGGATAGTTAGAACCACCCCGGCAGGGAAGACGAACATTGCGGCATAATCGGCATTAGCTTTCATCAGCTTATCCGTGTAAAGAACGCTTCCCATCTGCGTATACGCTATCTGGTCCCACATATCCCCGGAAATTGTCGTGTAAATCTTATTCATGCCTTGACCGCCTTTCATCATCACTTCTTTTGTCCAGAAGGTCTTCAACCTCCTGCAACAAGTTTCTGTTATTTTCCTCCAGCTTCTCTTCAAAATCGCCTGCTTTGTCGCTATCGACGTATATTGTCGGATTGCTGTTGATTGTTACGCTATTCCCGCCGCCCTGTCCTGCGCCGTTTACGACTTCTGGCGGCTTTACTTCCGGGGCGTTATTCGTAGTATTATAGAATACCTGCGAAGTCTGCCCGGCTCCCGCCGTCTGCGCCACCTGTGCTGCGGCGTTCTGTGCGCTGAAAATGTCTTTCGTCTGCTGCGCCGTGTATACTGTCATTCCCGGCGCATTGGTTATTAGTTCGGGACCCTCTTCACCTGCAATAAATGTGTCCGGCGTGTTCTTTGTTCCTTTTGCAAAACCCGGAAGCTTTGGGATGTCTATCCCTTTCCCCCCTACAAGTGGAACCCAGTCTGGAATCTTAATGCTGTTCAGTGCTGAAATAGCCCCATTTATAACGCCTATAATTCCATTTATAACACCTGTTGCAATAGATTTCAGCCCGTCCCAAGCTCCCTGAAAGATTGACTTCACGCCCGCCCAAGCTGCGCCCCAGTTCCCGGTAAATACACCCGTGATAAACTGAATCAGCCCAGAAAAAATCTGTGTCGCCGCTTGGACTATGGCACCGATTGATGTAAATACCGTGTGGAATATTGAAAGAACGGAAGGGATCACGGCTGGGACTGTCGCCAAAATCTGCTGCAAAATCGGCTGTATGATAGCCCAAATTGTAGTGAAAACTGTCTGAACTACAGGCAAAACCGCTGAAAGTACCGTTGTAATTATGGACCCTAGCTGCTGTATGCCCTGCACTATGAACGGAAGCACCGTTGTCACGATAAAGTTAAACACTTCGCTCACAATCGGCAAAACATACGTTTGTATAAATGTTATAACTTCACTGATAACAGGCATAATGCCTGCTATGAAGTCCCCTATAATCGGGATAATGCCGCCTATGAAATCCGCTATTGCCTGAAAAACCTGCATTATCACCGGGGCTGCTGACTGTATGCCGCTTATAATTCCCGGAAGTGACAATGTCATAATTACTTTTTTCAAAATCTGAAATCTGTTTGATCCCAAATCCTGTGCAGCTTCTATAAGTGATTTATCCATTTTACTGATAACAGAATAAATCGGCAGAACCATAAACGGCAGAAAATTATAAACCATACCTAATATAACAGCAAAGTCTGTATGAAGTAATTTTGTTTGTAAACCGAATAATGATAATA